CGGCGCGGGTGATAAGGTTGGGGAGTAGGCGGCGGGGTGGACGCGAGGTGGACGAGGAGTGGACGGGGTGGACAGGGAGTGGACAGGGTGTGGACGGGGTGGACAGGGAGTGGACAAGATGGACAGGATGGACAGGATGGACAGGATGGACAGGATGGACAAGATGGACAGGATGGACAGGATGGACAGGATGGACAGGATGGACAGGATGGACAGGGTTTTTGCTCTGTGATGGACGGAATTAGCGGTGCGGAGGATGGAAGAGGATGGGGGCGATGGATGAGGGGTTGAGTTTGAGGCTGCCGTTTGTGGGGGTGGAGGGGTTGAGTGTGTCGCAGTTTTTTGGGTCGCGGCCGGCGGCGTATAAGGCCTATGGGCTGGCGGGGCACGAGGGGATTGATTATGCCTGCGCGGTGGGAACGACGGTGGTGGCGGCGGCGGAGGGGGTGGTGT